ATATTTATTAGTATGGCATCACCCTATACAAGATTACAATTAAGATCGTTTCAAACCTCTTCTGATAATTTAATTGCTCAAGCATATACTTTTACTTTAGTAAATAATAATTCTTCTACTGCATACTTTGCTATGGAAGGTGTAAGATATTGGAATGGTACTGAGTTTGTTTATAAAACTTTATTTCCCTCTGCTTCTTTATCGGCACTAACTAATTGTACTGTAGTAAGTGGATCTACTAATGCAGGTTTTATAATTGACCCCAATGCTACTGCTACTTTTGTTTTTACTCCTTCAGCTACTATAGCTAAAGAGCAAATGCAATTTTCAGCCCCTAATGCCCAGGTATTTAGTTTAGGAGATGCAACTGCTTCAGGTTCATTATTAGGTGTAGATTTAAATATCACTCCTTAAAGAAAAGCGTCATATTAAAGTCATATTAAAATTTGGCTCCACCGGAGATCGTTCGTATATTTACGGGGTAAGGTTGCGGGTGAATCGCGATCGTAATTTAAATTTTTAGTTATGAGTGATTTAATGTTTTCTGATCGTGGTAGTGATGTTCAATTTTTAACAGATGAGCAAATCAAAGAGGTTTGTCCTGTTGCTTTTTCAACAGCAGCCAGTAGTGAAGTTTCAAAACACTACACCCACATTCCAACTAATCGAGTAATCGATGATATGCGTAAGCTAGGTTGGGATGTTATAGATGCTAAGCAAGTAGCAGCTCGAAAGAAATCCACAGGTGGATTTCAGAAGCATATGCTTGTTTTCCGTAATCCAGACCTAATGGTTAATGGAAAAGATGGTGATGATGTTTGGCCTCAAATCATCATGACTAATTCCCATGATGGAAAGAATTCGTTTACTTTCCAAGCCGGAATGTATCGATTTGTTTGTTCTAATGGATTAGTAATTGCCGACCAAGAATTCGGTAAAATGAAAATTCGCCACATGGGTTATGATTTTGAAACCTTACGTGAAACGATGAATGAGATGGTAGAGAAACTACCACTTACTGTTGAGTGTATGAATAAGTTTAAAGCTACTGAGTTGAGTCAAAATCAAAAGTATGATTTAGCTCGTAAAGCACTTGAAACACGATTTAAAGTTCAAGAAAACCAGAAGGTTGATCAGCTTTATGAAATTGATTTAAACGAATTTCTTACCCCAGTGCGTAAGGAAGATGCAGGAGATGATTTGTGGAGTGTATTTAATCTAATACAAGAGCGTGTAGTTACAGGAGATTTCGAATATATCTCAGGTGCTAAATTACGTAAAGCTCGTGAGATTAAGAATTTTAAGCAAGACTTAGACGTAAACCAAAAGCTTTTTGAAGTAGCAAAAGAATTTGCTGCCTAAGAGCTTGCCATGTTGTTTGAGGGGGGAGTTGCCACTCCCCCCAATTTCAATTTAATATGACTTTAATGCCTAAAAATACAAATCCATATACAATGAGAACAAAAGATGTAGTCCAAATGGTTCTAGAACAAGCTGAAATGTATAGTCTAAGAAGTGAAGTTAGAGCTGAAGCTATGGCTATTTTAAAAGAGAATCCTAATATAGACACAGGATCTGCATATTTAATGGCGGCAATTGAATGGGATGTAGCATGAAATTCTACAGGTATTGTAAATTTAATATTTATTAATAACATGTCCATTTTAACACAAGAAAAAGCGTCGAATTACTTTACTGCTAAAGAAGCAGGTTTAGACTTGGTAAATGGGGGGAATAATACATGGAAAAAAGTATTAGGCTTTACCCTTACCCCAGACCCTGAGCGTAAAGGGTGGGATAATGTTACTTATTATTCTAAAAGAAAGCGTGAAAATTATTTTCAAGGGGATGGGAACTATTATGTATATGTTCTTTCAAATCCTACAATGCCTGGTATTTTAAAAATTGGATTTACTATAAAACATCCCGAAGAAAGGGCTCATGAAATTTCCCGTAGTACAGGTGTTCCTGCTCCCTATAAAGTAGAATATGCTTTTAAGTGTTACGATGGACATAGTCTAGAGCGTGAAATACATAGTGAATTAGGATATTGTCGCATTAGTAATAATAGAGAACACTTTTCTATTACTATAGACGAAGCAAAGAAAGTTATACAACGGCGTGGAAAAATGTATTCAAATGGCATATTGGACTTATAATACAACTATTGAAAATCTAAATATCGAGTATATTTATATCCCGAATGGACATAAATAAGATATTTGGGATGTTTGGTTCTGATGGGATCAACCAAGATATCCCCGCTCCTGGGTTTATTAAAGGGATAGATGATAACCATCCTAGATACTTTTTAGGAATGTTTGAAAAACTTATAAATAATCACCTTTCTTATCAAAAAGGACTAATAGAAATGTTTAAAGTTGCAGATTCTACCTTAGACGTAAAAGATATTGGGAGGGCAGGAGAAAATTTACTATTTAATAGAGCTTGGGAATATATTGATAAATTTAATATAGAGGATAAATACTCTCAAGAAATATTAACTAAACAAAACACGGAAAAATTTATAAAATCCATAAAAACCGCAATGGTTTATTTTGAAAATGAAGAAGAATATGAAAAATGCGCATTTCTTAAAAAATTCCTTGATTTTTGCAATTCTCCTTCGTAACTTATAATCAAATCTATAAAAAATGTATTACAGACAACATATCCAAAAGAAGCTCGAAAATCTCGAAGCAAAGTTAAAGCATATTGAATTCCATAATGGAAGAGGAAATAAAGAAGAAATCAGCAAGGCTAAAGTAGAATGCGAAGATTTAGTAGAAGAAATCCAAGCAGCCGTTGAACGAGAACCCATGACAGGGAACGAACAAAATCGCGTATAATGCTTAACGAAAAACAAATTTTTACAAATTGGGAAGAATTCTGTTCAAATATTGAGCAGTATGTAAGTTCTCCACGAAAAGAATCGCTTCTTGCATTTTATAAAAAATATGAGGAACGAATTTCGATGATGCCAGCGGCTCATAAAAAAGAATACCACAACGCATTCCCAGGGGGTTATGTAGATCACGTAAATCGTGTTGTTCGATGCTCTCTTAAACAATCTAAGTTGTGGGAGAGTGAAGGAGCGGATATGTCTACCTTTACTATTGAAGAATTAGTATTTTCAGCCATAAATCATGATTTAGGGAAAATGGGTAGTGAGGAATATGAATCATATATCCCACAAACCGATAAGTGGAGGAAAGATAAGTTAGGAGAGGATTATATGTTTAATAAATCTGTCCCATTTGCTTCCGTCCCCGATAGAGGTTTATTCATGCTTCAATCACACGGTATTCAATATACTTTTAATGAAATGTTAGCTATCCAAACCCACGATGGGTTATATGATGTAGCTAATGAGAAATATCTTAAGGCATTTATGCCCGAACAAAAACCACGTACAGCTTTACCATTTATCCTACACCAGGCGGATTTGATGGCAGCTCGTATTGAATTTGAGCGTGAGTGGTTACCTAAATTCAAAAATCCCGTGCCTCCCCGCCAAGAGAATTTTACATTAACCAAAGACGTTAAGAAATCTACTAAAGACAAAGCACTCTCAGAAATTAAGAGTGAAAGTCTTAGAAATTTATTTGACAAATTATGATAACAATAACAATTAGTATATTAAGTGTTTTGGTTGTAATCCTAGGATTTACAACTTTTAACCTTCTACGTAAAAATGAAAGAAATGAAGACATTTTACTTTCTTTTCAAAAATACTTAGATCAACTTAGTAGAGTCATTGAATTTTCCGATGAGAAATTAAAGAAAATTGATGAGCGGGGGATTTTTAAAAGTGATGACGAAGTCGGCTTTATGTACGAACAAATCAAAGAACTTCAAAAAGTCCTATCTAACTTCAGGATGGACAAATTATGAGCACATTACCCCCAAGAAAAAGGAAGAAGAAAACTAAAAATCAATATTTCACTCAAGAAACAGAAGACGCTATTGTTAAATACAATGGCTCTTCTGATCCCGAAGAACGAAGTAGGATATATCGTGATGGCATCCATTATGGGTTTTTTAAGTTAACCGA